TGGTGAGAGTTTTCCAAAAGAGTTCGCTCTTTATGATTTGAATAAACTCTTGGCAAAAGTCTCCTTGTATAAGGATGCTGAGTTGTCGTTTGATGATGACAAACTCAATATCAGTGCAAACAAGAAGTCCGATTACATCAAGTATTGTTCGCCGAAAGTTATCGTGACTCCACCTGAGAAGGCAATCACGTTTGGTGAGCCTGATTGTTCATTCAGCCTTTCGCAAGAAGATCTTGATTGGATGCGCAAGAGTGCTGGTATCTCTGGTTCTCCGAACTTCGTGTTTGAGAGCGATGGTTCCACGATTCACTTCATTGCTACAGACGTGAAGGATGACTCTGCTGATCAATCCAAGATTGAGATTGGCTCAGTTGAGAATGGTAAAGAATTCAAGGTTGTGATGAAGGTCGAAAACTTCAAGTTGCTTGAAGGTTCGTATGATGTTGCAATCGCTAAGAAAGGTCTTGCTCGATTCAAGCATAAGACTGTCGACATCACTTACTATATTGCAATCGAAGCCGCAAGTTCGACATTTGGAGAATAATTATGGCACTTGATAAAGCAAAGGTGTTGGGATGCCTTCAAGAAATTTCCAACTCTATGACTCGCATCGAGGCTGAGCGAGATCTTATTCGAGAGATCCTCCAGAAGATGCAAGACGAATGTGAGATTCCCAAGAAGTTGGCTCGTAAACTGGCGAAAGTTTACCACAAACGTAATTATGAGGAAGAAGTTGCCGAGCAGAGTGACTTCCAAACCATTTACGAAAACGTGGCTAAATAAGAATATTGGGGTGCAATACTCTAAATTGACGGCACTATCCGCCAGACTGCTCGCCGTGGGAGTTCACCTTCCCCACCCCATGTTCTCTTCGGAGTTATATTATGCATAAAGATGATCTAAAAGTATTGGTTATTATTCTTTTATTCACCGCATTCGCTCTTGTAAATACATTCTTTCTTTGGGTTCCTGCATCAGCACCACCTGTAATGTTGGTGTTGTTCGTTGCAGCATATTCGATATGGGAGCACAAGTATGGCAACAAGACGTAATTTTTTCAAGTATCTTGGTCTTGCTGGTGGCGTTGCTGGTGGTGGTATTGTAGCCGCTGCTGCTGTTCTTCCTGATAATGAAAAGACCGCAGCCATTAAACAAATGGTAGAGCAGAATGGTTCAGGTTTACAATTCACAGGAAGGTATGGTGTAGAAGCACCAAAGCGTGATAACAACCAGTCTGATTTTTATGCGATTTGTACAAATGAAAAACAGTTTATTCCTGGAACAGAAAAGCAAGTTAAGATCGCAATGAATGTTGGTCCTGATGGTGAAATGTACTTGATGACAAATGGAAAATGGCGTAGAATAGTGACTGAATAAACAATCAGGAGTTATATTATGAATGAAGCGTTGTGGGTTGAAAAATACCGTCCTCATACTATTGCCGATTGTATTCTTCCTGATGAATACAAAGCAACTTTCCAATCTTATGTTGACCGCAAAGAGATTCCTCATCTCTTGCTTTGCGGCACTCCAGGAACAGGTAAGACTACCGTTGCTCGAGCGTTGTGTGACGAGATCGGTTGTGATTATCTGATGATTAATGGCTCGGACGAATCAGGCATTGATACTTTCCGAGTCAAGATCAAAAACTATGCAAGTGCGATGTCTCTTGGTGGTGGTAAGAAAGTTATCATCATCGATGAAGCAGATTATCTGAACCCAAACTCAACTCAGCCAGCCATGCGTGCAGCGATGGAAGAGTTTGCGCATAACTGTACATTCATCATGACTTGCAACTTCAAGAATCGAATCATTGAACCATTGCATAGTCGATGTGCAGTAATTGAATTCAAACTGCGCAAAGAAGAAAAGCCAAAGATGGCAATGGCTTTCATGAAGCGTGCATCTGAAATTCTTACAGGCGAAAAGATTCCATTTGATAAAGCAGTACTGGCTGAAGTTGTCAAGAAGCACTTTCCAGATTATCGCCGTGTTCTAAACGAACTTCAACGTTATTCTGTTAGTGGTAAGATTGATTCAGGTATTTTAACTTCAATTGCAGATGTTTCGATTAATGAATTGGTAACATCACTCAAAGATCAAAACTTCAGTGCAATGCGCAAGTGGGTTGCTGACTTTGGTGGAGATGATCCTGCGAAGATCTATCGTAAGATCTATGATAGTCTGTATGACATTATGGATAAGTCTACGATTCCAAATGCTGTATTGATTCTCGCCAAGTATCAATATCAAGCAGCGTTTGTGGCTGATCAGGAACTTAACCTGACTGCATGTCTCACTGAGATGATGGTGGAGTGTAAATTCTCATGAACATATATAATTTTTTTGAATGTGTTGATACGTCAGATCAACCTCAAGAAAGTCAAGTGTTCTGTAAGAAATGTCAAACAATGCAACCTTTGTCAAATTATGGAAGAGACAGTGGTTCTAATAAATTAAGTTCCTGTTGTAAGACATGTACCAGAAGATTGAAACAACAAACTCAAAATTTATTGAAAGTCATCCCACCTCCACCTAAAGATTATCTTTGTCCAGGATGCGAACGAGATGAAGAAACGATTCGAAAGGTTTTAAGATTTCGTAAAAGAAAAGCAGGTAGAATTTGGTCTTTAGACCATGATCATAACAATGGAAAGTTTAGAGGATGGATTTGCAATAAATGTAATCTTGCATTAGGGAATATGAATGATGATTTAGAATATGCAAGAAGGTTGGTTAAGTATTTGGAAAAATACGAGGAAAATTCAAATGGCTGACCTATTCAAAGAAATCATTCCGTCTATTTTACAGACGAAGGAATATGCTCTCCTGACAGAACAGGATGAAAAGTCATATTCATCGTTTATGGTAAATCGAGCACTCTCGTTTCATCGTAACACTGTCTTGTTTGCGAATGAGATGAATCGATTCTCGACTCTTGACAATAAACTCAAATATGACTTTCTCCTAAATATAATAAGAGCCCAGAAGCGTCCATATAGTAAGTGGCACAAAAAGGCTCAAAGTAGTGATTTGAATGTCGTAAAAGAATATTATGGCTACTCTGACGCGAAAGCGGAGGAAGCATTAAAGATACTTTCTGACGATCAAATCACCGCTATGAAGAAACAATTATATAAGGGTGATTGACCATGGTCGAAAAATTAGTAGAAGTCACATTAGAAAAGCAAGACGACTTCCTCAAAGTTCGCGAAACTCTAACGCGCATCGGTGTCGCTGCAAAAAACGACAATATTCTCTATCAGTCTTGCCACATTCTCCATAAACAAGGAAAATATTATATCGTCCATTTCAAGGAACTATTTGAACTAGACGGTAAACCATCTAACATGTCGGACAATGACATTCAACGTCGCAATACCATTGCAAACCTAATGGCTGAGTGGGGTCTAGTTAAACTCGTTGATGAGAACAAGACAAAGGATAATGTCGCACCATTGAGCCAGATTAAGATTCTTCCATTCAAAGAGAAGAATGAGTGGCAATTGGTTTCCAAGTATACAATCGGGAAGAAAAAGAAGGAAGGTTAATTTATGCTTGTGATGAATGTGTATAAACTTCGTGATGATATTGAACTTCCAACATACGGCACTTCTTTAGCAAACTGTTTTGATTTGTCATTTCAACCAACTTCAAATGTTGTGAATGGATATGACTCATTCAACGCACCCATTGAACGAGATGTAAATGGATTTGGTGAAGTGTCAATTTATCCTGGTGATCGTTTATTGATCCCAACTGGATTGATCTTTAAGATTGAGCGTTATGTCACGATTGAAACATTTGCAGACATTGCACGACACGATTTAGAATTGCCGCTACAGAACTACAGTATTCGCCTTCATCCTCGCTCTGGACTTTCGCTTAAGAAAGGATTAGTCCTAGCAAATAGCGAAGGCATTGTTGATGTTGATTATCAAGAACAAGTGTTTGTTCTTTTGACTAATATTTCCAAGATGCACCAAACAATTCGCAAAGACGATCGTATCGCTCAGGCTGAAGTTACAACCAACAGTCCGTTTGCGTTTAAGGTTATCACAACTCGACCAGAAAAACATTCTGAGCGCAGCGGTGGCTTTGGATCAACTGGTGTATCACTTGAGCCAAAAAAAGAAGATTGGCACGTCGACGGACCAACAGAGTTTCCTAAATAGAATTGGAATGCCCATTTGGGGTTCCGTTTCTAAAATGTCACTTGCTTATTAAAGGAGTACACAAATGACAAAT